CAGTAATCAAAATGTTTTTATATCCCTTTAACAATTCTTTTGCAACTTCTGCACTTCTGCTTTTTGAATATTTAAATATAGCTCCCTTGTTTTTTTCTAACTCTCCTAGTGTTAAAAACCACATATATGAATAAAATGTAACCTATAAAGAGGACTGTTAAAAAAATACAGTTTCCTTTATAGGTTACATTTTATTAGGCTAATTGATTTTGTATTTTTGTATCTGTTTTAAAAAGTTAGAACAGATACGTCATTGGTGCGGATGAGAGGACTTGAACCTCCACACCGAAGTACTGGTTCCTAAGAGCTATCAAGGATTAATTGATACTTTTTACGCATTTTTATATTTTTTTATATTTTCTTATAAAATGCTATTTAAAGCTGTTTTAAGCAATTGCACTTTTTATATTTTTTCTTCGTTTTTTATATCTTTTCTTTGGCGTTGCATTAAAAATTGCATTAAATTTTATTATCTAGCAGTCCTAATAAATATACTTTGCTTATCAATTTTATATTAGTCAAAATCATCTTTGTTTCATTTTCATTAAATATTTTTCTATTTTTTGATTTTATTATATTATATCCAATTTTTTTTGATAATATGATATTTTTTATTTTTTCTTGAAATATAGCCAAAAATCAAGCCTTCACAATCGATTTTAAGCCGTTTTAATTTTAAAGTCAAGTACTTACATTCCTTGATTTTAAGCCTTAAAATGCAAAAAGAGGTAAATTGAATTTAATCAACTTACCTCTTAATTTTATCTAACGCCACCCGTCCATTTACAAAAGCCTACTTTATAATTATTTGAATTGTTTACCTTATATCTTACTATTGCTCTATCTTTAAATTTTCCAAAGCAGTCACATTGCTCATAAGGTGCTAATGAGCCTAGCTTAATTGTACAATTAGTATCAGAATATACTGTTTCTTTTGTACTACCATTTTTATAAGTTCTCACCTTTTCATCACTTCCTTTTTCTTTATCTATTTTTTGATTATTTATTTTTCTTGCTACATCTTTCTTGAATTGTTCCCAAGCCTCTTTGTTCTCTACATAGTATTTAGGGCAATTCTTTCCTGTTACATCATAATGTCTTATTAAATCACTTGCATCTAATCCATATTTTTTGCACAAATAAGCACATAATTCAATTAAAGAATTATAAGTTTTCTCGTTAAACTTTCCTCCCCAATTTGGGTGACAATTTTCAATTCCTATTGATTTTCTATTCATTGAATAATTTCCTGCGTGATATGCAATCTCGTCATCTGGTATACATCTTATTATTTCGCCATTTAATCCAATTATATAATGAGCAGAAGCATATTTGTGTATATTTTTCAAGCTTTCAAAATAATTTCTATTTGCTAATGCTGAACTTCCTGCATTTCCAACCCAATGAATTACTATCTTTTCTATTTTGTTTTGTTTGTCTCCAATTCTTGAGTAAGGATTAATACTTAATAATTTATCTATAATATTCATTCGTTGTCCTCCCCTCTGTTATCTTGTTCATCTAAATCTATACAAATTGATATTTCATCTACTTCCATTTTTAGCCCTCCTTATTTTTTAATAAATTTACTTTTTCGTTAATGTTCTTAACTTGTTCCTCTAAAACAGGTACTCTTTGTGCAAAATTGTTATGCATTCTAACTTCTCTTGTTAATTCTTCAATTTTTGTATCTGTAACTGCTTGCTGTGTTGATAATGCATTTTCTATCTTTCTATTGCTAGATAAATTAGAAAAGACTACTGCAATAACAGAACAAACACCAGTTATAATTGCAACAATTATAGATTCCATTATCTATTTTTCTCCTCTTCATTTTTTTTATTTTTTTCGTATTTTGTTCCAAAATAAAAAGCTATAACAGTTGTATAAGTTGTTACAACTGCATTAGCTTCTATCTTACCTTTTATACTTAAAACTATAAAAAGCATTGTTAATAGTATTGTTACAATGCTTTTTACATCTATTAATTTTTTTAATTCTTTCATACTTTTTTTCCTTTCTTTTTTACTCTTCAAAATCGTTTTTAAGCCGTTTTTATTTTCCTTTCATATTCTATGTTATATAGATTTTTAATATATTATAAAAATTTAATAATAAGCTATTTATTATCTTTCCTCCAATATTTTAATTCTATCTTCTAATTCATCTATTTTTTTCTTTTGATTTTGAATTAGTTTTAACATAGGTGGAATTATATATCTTTCATTCCAATTATCAACTATATTTTTCCCGTTGTCATCTTCTGTATAATCAACTGCTATTGGAAATACTTTTTCTACATCTTCTGCGATAAATCCAATTAAATTCTTTTCATATCTAGTATCATTTTTATTAGGTTGATACTCTTCTTTATATTTGAACTGTTTGACTTGTAAATCATATAATCTTTCAGGAATTAGTTCTTCATCTTTTACATTTTCAATATCTTTTTTATATCTAACAGAAGATGTGTTAGTTGTTCGTCTGAATTTTCCAGTTGAGGTTATATATAAATTAGGTGCACCTGTAATAGTATCGCTATTATATATATCTGGTGCATTTAAGTGCTCAACTGTAAGCATTCCATGAATTTCTTGATTACCATTTCTTTTTACACATGAATCGATTACACTATTTACAGTTCTATGTTGAATTTTTGAATTATTCAAGACAATTAACCATGTATCCTTTGTGTTTTCTGTCATTATGTCCCAAGTGTACCCATTTGTTGCACCAATAAAATTTGGAGAAGCAACACTTCCAATAAATGTCGTTGCACCAGTTTTTCCCGAAATATTTATTAAGTCAATTAAATTTGGATCTGTTCCTGCACCACCAACAGCCCCTTGAATTTTAAGCTTGTTATTATCATCAGCACCACTAAAATCAGCTTTGATTGCAAATTTGTCTCCATAACCTGGTTCTTTCCATGTTAATCCAGTATTATGACCAAAATTTAGGTTATCTGTCATTGTATCTCCACTTTTGCCTACTTTATCACTAATTGAAGCATTTAATTTGCTTTCTTTTTGGTCTATTTCTGTTTTATTATATACATCACTTGTATTTGCTTTTTTATCTATATTATCTTGTAAATCTGTTTTAGTTTGATTAATCGCATTATTTATTAAAGTTTCTTTTTCATCAACTTCTGTTTTTGTATATACATCACTTGAATTTGCTTTTTTGGCGATATTCTTTGTATTATTTACAATATTTGTTGCGTTTGTTTGAATATTTTCTTTAATATAAGTATCATTATATATCGTGTCAGTAAATTGTGCATTAGCTGGGACATTAGATTCAACGGTATGTCCATTAACTGTCTTAGAATTGTCGACTATGCCGTCATTATCTTTATCATATACACTTTTATTCATGTCTCCTGCACCTTTTCCATCAAGTCCATCATTAATAATTGCATTATGTGATCCTGTTGAATCCGTTATTGTAATTGTTGTTACTTTACCATTCTTCGTGATTTTTACGCTTGGACTTATTCCATTATCTCCTTTATCTCCTTTATCTCCTTTAGCCCCTGTTGCACCTGTATCTCCCTTATCGCCTTGTAGTCCTTTCTCTCCCTGGTCTCCTTTTTCTCCTTTGTCTCCTTTAGCTCCCTTATCTCCATTTCTTACTTCAAATTTATGTTCTACACCATTATCTAATGTTACTGTAATTTCATTTGTTCCTGAGCTTTCTGTTGAAATTTTTGTTTGTTCCACCTTTTTTATTGATATACCTTTTTCTCCTCGTGGATAGAGTCCGAGATTTATAAGTGGAGTTGTGCTTATATTTACTACTTCAATATTTTGTTTATTTGCATTTGCGATGTTAAGTGTTGCCATTAATCATCTTCTCCTTTCGCCTTTGCAGGATAAATGATAAATTGCTTTGCTCCATCTTCATCATAACCAAGCAAAACATTTTCATTTAGACTTATTGAATACCAACAAGTTAAAGGTTTATTTATTTGTTCACAAAACTTCGTAATATCATCAACAGTTAACTCTATATTAACTTGTTTTGTATTTTCTGTTAAAGTTATATTTTTTTCTAATAAAGCTTTATCTGTGTATCCATTCTTGCTAAAAATTCTAAATGTTATTACATCATCTTTTACAAATTGATATTCTCCATTATTAGCTTGTAACATTATTGTTTCATTATCGCCTCTACTATAATGAATTGTTCCATCGTCGTCAATTTTAATCATGTTTTCTCCTTCCTAAATTAAAATTTATAATCTATCAAATATAGTTCTCTTTGTTTTTAACTTGTACTCAAATATCCTGAAACATTAATCATTGCTCTTCCATAGCCTGTTCTTTCTGCTTTTGATGAATTGTAGTCATTTGCCTCTGTCCAAATCGTACTACTTCCTGCTGTAGAAGTAGATCTAACTTCAAATGTTGTACTTTCTCCTACTGATAAAAAACTTTTTAAATCTGAACTTTTATATGTTACTAATTGACTAGAAGAGCCTGTGCAATTTAATTTATTTGTATTTGAAGTTAATAATATATAATCATTTACCTCTGAACCCAAATCTATTGCTTTCGGAGTAACTGTTGAATTAGTTTTAGAACTTTCATAAAATAAATTTATATCGCGAGGATAACCTGTTACAGATTTTGAATTATATGTCCATTTGATTGGATACATTTGTAAAGTTAGAATTGCACTTGTAACAATAAAATTTTCAGGTATATGAACACCTATATCAATTTTATAATAATCTGGTGCAGCATAATCATAATAACCATTTCCTAATAATTGCCATACCATAGACGAAAAACATAATACTGAAAGTACACCTTTACCAGCAACAATTAAATCTCCATTTATATTTGCATTGCTACAACTCATATTTCCATATTCATCAACTTTGAAATTCTTTGTATCTATTGTTCCATCATTCAAATTGATCCTTGTTCCTACATTATTTTTTACATAGTTATTAGATGTTATTGAACCTGTTCTAATTGAATCTCCTGAAATTGCAGAGGTAGTATTTGTTGCCTTGTCTAAGTATGTAACCGCTTCTGCACTTTCTGTAATTACTGTTCCTTTTGTGATTATCGTTTGATTTCCTGTCTTCTCTGCAACAGCTCCTGCATAATCTACTGAACTTATAAAGTCCGTTTCTACATATGAACCCTCTGTTCTTCCAATTTGACAAATATAAAGTGAACCATCTTTATGAATGTACCAATCACCACTTTCGTATGGTGGAGAAGGAGTTACTGTAAACACTTTTCTTTCATTGTCATTATCAGCTAATTGTGAATCAGTAAGTGCCATTGCTTTTCTCAAAGACTCATCATTTAACTCACTCCATACATCATTGTCGAATTTATATATTCTTCCTTTTCTTTTTGAATAAAAAATATCTCCATAATGTTTTGAATACTCTGATGTAGACCATTCACTAGTAGGCTTATTGGTCAAAGTTGGAATATCTTCATCAAAAAACCAAAGTGAAATATCACTCTGGTTTTTTAACAAGTCTTTTAAATTAATAATTAATGAATTGAAAAAAGCATTCATTTTGTTACTTACTTTTAAAGTGGTTCCTACTTTTTTAGTAGTTTCTTTACTTTGATTTGTTAAGTATGCTAATCTTTTTTCAACTTCTCGAAAATTTCTAATATTTACACTCATACTTTGCTCCTTAATAAGATATATTTCCATTTTCTAAAACCTTAAATCCTTTTAAATTCTTAAATAGTTCTAGTTTTTCAGCTCTATTCAATGATGAATTATCGATATAATCAAACAACTCATCTTTTTGTTCTTCATTTAAAGTATATTTAGTTGCAAACAATAATTCTTTTGACTTTAAAGGCATAGTTGATTCATCTAAATAATCCATATATTGTTCTTTGGTCGTGTAGCTCTCATCATTCTCAAACTTTTGAGATTTAAAGTCCAAATAATCATCAATATCAACTCCTATTTTGTTAATAGAAGAGAAGTTTTTATCTTTTTGTCCGAAATCATAATAGTATATAGCTTCTTTTGATTTATTTGAAATATCCATAGCCTTTAATCTCGTTGCTTTTTCGTTTGATGTTTCCTCATCAGTAGATCCACCTGAAAAATTAAAGTAATCTGATGCCTTTCCTCCCCATTTTGCAATATTTTGAACTTTTTGAACTATTTTTGCATCTTCTGTACTAATATCATTCATATCTGCATATTGAGATTTTACAAGTGCCTGACTATATGAATAAACTTTTTCAACCGCTTTTGATTTTTGGTCATTATTTAGTAATTGAAAAGAATCTGACTTCATTAAATCATTTAATATGTTGTAATTCGTCTCTCCATACATTTTTTTAAGCCTTGAATATTCATCATTACTTAATCTATATTTTTGTTTGTCAATTGTTAATGTATTATTAATACTATTCTTTGGAAGAACCGAAGAATCGCCTGTTTCATCATAAAGTTTTGCCAATTTCGAATCTGTTTCATTTGTAGTTATTTGTTTTTTCGACCATGGAGCTATTGCATTATTCAAAAATCTTTGAGCTACATTTCCTTCTTGATTTATTTCATTTCCCCATGTATCAGTTTTAGTTGGTAATGTTTCACGAAGTCCAGGTATTTTAGATTTAACTTGGTTAGCTAATGAATCTATGTTCTTTGCTAGTGGGTCACTTGCTGTTGATGTTGTGCTTCTCTCTTTTGTATCCAATGTTTTTGCTACTTGCCCAAGTGATGTTGGAACAAATTGATTTATATAACTTTTCCCAGCATTTAGAGCCATATTTTCAAGTGCTTTATTGTCTTTTCCATAACTTTGTAACGCACTTGTTAGTCCTGAAATCATTGACATTTCACTTAGTGGGTTCGCCGAAGTTGCTACCGCATTTAATATATTTGTTGCTGATTTAAATAATTGATTTGCACTAGCTCCTTTTTCGTCTGTTCCTCCTGCTTTTTTGTTTGCCATAGAATAAAGTTCTGACCCTACAAAAAATGGGATTCCAGTTGGAGCTAACCAATCTAATGAATATGTATGGTCGCCTATTGTAATAGAATATGATTGCTTTCCTTGACCTTCTTCAAAATCTTCTTTTTTATCATCGTCTCCACCTGATGCTTTTATAATTCCTGCTTGTGCAAGTGCAAAACCAAGTAATGCAACACCAGTTCCAGTCAAACCTTTTGACAAGTTATCTATGTACTGGTTAACATTAATGTTGCCCTTTCTCAACTGAACACTATCATAAGTTATTGTTTTAGCAAGTCCAGCAGGATTATATTCAAAAGCTGTTGTTGCAATATTTATAGGAGTTTTCTTAAATGGTAATACTGAGCCAAAAGCAACCTTAGTTGCTAAATTTTTGTTTTCTATTGTATTTATAGCACTAGCTATATAGCAATCTTGATGAAATGTTGCTTCTTGTGCCTCTTTTATGGCATGGTTACGTGCCTTTTGCAATTGTTTATCAGATATATTATTAACATCTAAATTGTTGGCAGTTAAATAGTTAGATAATGATTTTACATAATTTGATTTAAGTCCCAAACCATCTTCCGCTTCTAGCAATTTATCATTTAAATTCATTAGTTTACCAAATGTATTTTGTAAAGCTTTATTTTCAAATGTATTTTGATATTTTGAAAGCATTGATTGTGAATTATATTTATTATCTCCAAGCCCCAACTCTAATTTAACATTATTAATATCATTTTTAGCAAAAGCTATCGTTTCTTTGCTAGCTCTTTTTAAAGTATGAGTATGCTCTACATCTTGATTTCCTAAAACAGCGTCTTCTATTGCTCCTGCAACTTTATTTTTTATTCCTTGTAGTCCTTCCATAGCTTTATTTCCAACCATATTTCTTATATGAGTACGTGGATTACCTAGCATTGAAAAATATCTCCATGCATCAATTTTTTCAATTGATGATTTGGATACTTGCTGACCTAGTTGTCTATAAACATCATCAATAGCACTTTCTAACTCTGCCTTCCCATTTGCATTTAAAATTTCTTGTTGCATTTCAGGAGTAAAATCAAATTGTTTTAATTCTTTATTTCCCTTAAATAAGGATTTATTATATTTATCTTCTAGTTTTTTGTTTATTTTATTTATACTTCTTTGTATATATGTAACTTGTCCTTGTGGCGTCATTCTGTTAAGCAAAGCAAACGCTTGTACCGCTTGACCTGCTTGTGTCCCTGCTAATGCTGTTGTTTGTATTGCCTCTTGCAAATGCTCTTTATCTCCAACCTTAGAATAATATTCTATCAATCTTTCTCCTGTAGCAACATCAGTTGCAGTTAATTTTTCATTGTTATTTACTTTTGTGGTTAAAGCAGTTAACGAGTTCTCTGTTCCATTAGTGTTTATATTGCTATCAGCTTCTTTTAAATTCTGTACATTAGATGTTGGCACATAAGTATCATATCCCATTAGTTCTTTTGATATTTTCTTTGCTTCTGATGTTGTATTTGAACTTTCAATAATTGATTTATAAAACTTTCTTTGTTTTCCTTCTGTTGGTCTCTCCATTTGAGAATAGTCAACCATTTCTCCTGGTGTATTTATATTTTGGTTATTCTTATTTTGAGCACTTTGCTTAATAGTTGTTTGACTCTCAACACTATTTTTTACATTTAAATTCATATTTTGCAATTGCTCTTTGTATGATTTATAAATTGTATTTACCCAATCATCAGATGTAAACTTTTGAAATGATTGATTTTGCTTTGTTTGATTATCATATCTTGTAATTGATTCTTTTGTATTTGGTTGTAAATCAAACCAACTTTTAAATGCTATTCTTTGAACATAATTTTCATTTCTATTGTTAATAGCTAATTGTTGCCCAATTTGATTAGCAACTTCCTTCCATTGATTTACTGTTCTTCTGCCATTTCTGTTAGCTTGAATACTCATTAATGCATTATTTACTTCTTCTGTTTTATAGGCAGTATTGTCATTTTTGAATTTCATATAATCTTTTTTACGTTGTGCATCTTCTTTATATGTTGTTTCTTTTAATATAGTATTTACATTATTTTCTTGACTTTCTTGCGTATTTTTCTTAAATTTGTTCAAAATATCATCTAAATATCGCCTTACATCCTCTAATTTATAATCTTTATTATCAAGATAATTGTTTTTTATATCATCAGATAGACCCTTAAAATCAGGATTAATTTGTTCTACTTGTTTTGCTTTATTTAGTATCTCTTGTCTCTGTTGGTTATTATTTATCTCTAACTCACTAAATTTAGTTCTAGTTCCATCTGTCTTAAAGTTCTTCTCTAAATATTCTCGCCAAGACTGGTTTCCTTTGGAGTATCTTATATCAGGATTATCTTGTGTTGTTTCTTTTGAAGATAAATTAAAAGAACCTGAATTATTTTCAGATTCTTGGATAGAATATTTAGTGTTATCATTGACATTTTGTTGTGTTGGTGGTATACTCTTATTAGAGGAACCACTGTCTGATTTATCAGACGCAATAGATAAACTTGATTTATCTAGGGTGGCTCCATTTTTTATACTAAAATTATCTAAATCATAGGCAAAGTTTCCTCCATTGTCTTTTCTGACAACAAGTCTAGCTTCGTAGTTTTTGTAATCTACTATATTTCCATTTGCGTCTCTAATTGGATATGTTAAATTAACATTATAATAATCAAATCCTTGTTTTCCTCTGTTACTGCCTTTATAGTTTGGTTTTGAAGCTTGAATATCCTCTTTTGCTATTTCTATTATCTCTCCATAATTACCTGCAATTCTTTTCTTTAGTCTAGCGCTTTTATAATTATTATAACCATCATGTAGATATTTACCTATATCTTTATTTTCTATAGATATTTCTTTTGAATTACCTTCATTAATGTATTTTATTCCCAACATATTCTCCAAACTTCTTTTAGCTTCCCTGTCCGTTGGGTTTGTTCCATTTATGTCTTCTGAAACAACTGTGCTTTCTCCATTATCTAGCTTTGCTTTTAGAAAGCTCTCATTATCATTTAATTGTTTATTGCTATTATAAGCTTCTTTCCATTTGTTATATAAGTCATTTACAAATTGGTCTTGATTCTTGTATCCAGTAAATTGATGATATAAGTATTTTATTTCATTGTATATTCTTTTAAATACATTAGGCTTTGCTTGAGATATATTGTTGATAAACTCTTGATTTCCAAATAATTGTCCTGATATATCTGCTAATGCCTCTTCATCTATTTCACTCTTGTTATATGTTTGTAATAAGCTTTGAACATTGTCTCCAAATTCTTTATTATCTTGCATGTATTTTTTTACAATATTCATCATATCGTTTGTGCCTATTGCGTGCGTTAATTCATGTATTGCTAAAAACTCTCCTGCTCTATCAGAATTAGGATTAATTGTTATTACTCCATTAGAATATGAACCATTTGCAACTCTACCTTCGTCATCTTGTAAATTGCCATCAATTTTTATTGCAATATCTTTGTCTGTTATAATTTTTTCTAGCATATTTACATAGTTATGAGTTTTCTCGCTATTGTTCCAATTTGTGTTGTTTACTATGTCTTGTCTTAATTGGTCTATTTTTTCATTATCACTATTTTGATATTGATATGCTATTGTCGAGTTATAATCATCAGTGTCATTAGCATTTTTTACTTGAAAATCATTTACTGAATTTGTATTTTGTTGCTCATTATTTAACAAATTTTGTTCATCTGCTTGTGAATTGTTTTGATTGTTTATTTGATTATACATTTCTTGATATGCTTCATTTTCTGTTTGCTCTATTTCGTCTCTTGTTAGCTTTGTAGGTTTTATATCGTAATTATCATATGCTGTTGATAATTCTTGATATTTTTGTGTCTTTTCTTCATCTGTTAAGTCTTTATATTTTGTATCTATTTCATTGTTAATAGTTTTATCTCTCATTAATTGATTTTGCTTATCAGATAAAATTTGGTTATATACATTTTCTTCGTTCTGAGTCATTCCACTAATAAAATCTCTACTAGCTCTTGTTGATTGTACAAACTCAGGAGATTGCATTATTGCAGAGCTAATTGTTGATGACAATGCTGATTCAGGAATATTTTGGTCTTTTACTAAATCCCAATATTTCTCTCCTTTTTTATAAGTAATTTTTTGACCTAATGCATTAGCAAGTCCCCCTACAACTTCTTCAAAACCTTCACCTGCAGATTTCACACCATATTCTGCTAAGTTCTTTGCTACTTGACTCTTAAAATTATTTGCAAGTTTCTTCCCTAGAACGTCATCTAATCCTCCAAGTCCTTTTGTAACACCAGTTACGTTTTTACCAGCTGTAAACATTTTACCTAGACCACCAGCCATGGATCCAGTTGCAAGTTCAACTCCCCCTGATATTTTTCCATAAGCTTTCGCTTTTTTTATTGCATCTTTTCCCTCATCTGAGTTTAAGAAATCTGCCATACTTCCAATAAATCCATTTTTTACAGCTTCTTGATACTGTTCATTATATGCTTGTCCTTCTCCTGAACTTGCTCCTGAAACATAAGTAGCTCCTTTTTCCAATGCTCCTCCAACAACAGGAATTGCACCTATTGCACCTAACATTGCAGAATATCCAATTCCTTGATTTACATTATCTATTTTATTCCCTAATAGAGAACTACTTTCTGTAAGCTTATCAAATGTTTGTCCCACAAAATCATATTGAGAGTCATCTTCGATCGCATTATTTCTTGCTATATTCGCTCTTTCAGTATGACCTGTTAACTCAGCAATATCAGCAAGTCTATTTGTAAGAAAATCTGACATATTTTCTCCTAGATTAGACACACCATGATAAATCCCAGAAAAAATATCTAATGCTGTTCCTCCAAGTGTTTTAGATACATCACCAAAATCATAACCATTACTAAATAAATTATTATGATTAAACCACGTGTTTGTATCATCACTTTTATTATTGTCATAGCTTATACTTATATTTGCATTATTCAATTTATTAAAAGCTCTATTTGCTTCTATTCTTCTATTTTCTTCAACTTGTCTGTTTTGTCTTTCTTCTTCTTCAATTTGTTTTAAATATTTATTTTTCTCTTCTTCAGATAAAGAATTTAAACTAAAAATTGCCATTTTAAACTCCTTTTATTTCACTCCATAACCGTAATATGCTAATAGTGCTTTTGGACTACTAAATGTTTTTCCAGAATAACCATCTGCTATATTATTTTTAATAAGTGGTCCTTGAAGAACTTTCATATTTTTTATCACATCTTTCGGAGATGTTGGTTTATTTTTGCTTTTTGGGGGACTTGATTTTAAGCTCCTACTTTTGCCTGAGCTTGTTTTTTTTTGGGAACCTGATGTTAAGCTCCTACTTTTATTCAAACTAGCTCTGCTTAAAGCTTCTGATGCTTTATTATGTCTCTTAGTCTCTGCTAGTTGTGCTTGTGATTGTCTTAATTGTGCTGCATAATATGCTTTCTTTTGATTATACTCAGCTAACCACTCTTTGTAGCTTTGTCTTTCCTTTGCAATATTAGATAAATAACTTTGCCCCCATTGATAATTTGAGATCTTTCTATTCAAATCTGTACTCATATTCTCCCAAGTATTCTGGTATTTTGTATCATACCTACTATTTAATGTATCTTCTCTTGAGTTTCTAGCTTGAATTAAATTGTTCTCTTGAGTATTGCGTGACTCTATCAATGTATTCTTATATTGGAAACCTTGCAATGAATTTTGAGCTATTTGTAAAGCAACTTTACTCCATAATTCCGCTTGTGCTGTGTTATTACTATTTAATGCATCTGTAATTTGTTGGTCATAACTGGTCATTGTATCATTAAAAGATTGTCTTGCTATTGCAACTCTATTTTGCCACGTATTATATGCATTACTTCTATATGTTTCTGAGTAACCACTGCCCCATAAACCATTTGACGCCATTTGTTCAGCATTAGCTCCATATGGATTTGTTGCATTTCTATAATCAATGTAAGAGCCTTTCTGCTCATTTAAATAATCTCTATTTGTTTTTTCTTTTTCAGTATTTATTTTATCAACAGTAGCTTCTGTTTGAGCATTCATTGCATCTTGTTGTTTTTGCAATCCTTCATTTAAACTATCATTTATTTGATTATAATATTGATCTGTGCTACTAATCATATTGTTATAATCTGCTCTATTTTGATTTATTCTCTGATTATATTCTTCATTTGATTGATTAATAGTTCGATTTCTTTCTTTATCAATTGAAGTTAGTCGTTTGTCTCTTGTATTTACTTCTGTTTGACCATTATATCCATTAATAAAATTCTTTTTTATATTTTTTTCCAGATTTTTTACATCTTTCGAATCCCATACTGAACTCATATTTTCATTCTCCTATCTCTTAACATATCCTCCAACATAACACTGTACCGTAAAGTCATATATGTCAATTTTTTTAGTTGTTTTGAACATAAATTGAATTGTTTTCCATTTTTTCTTTTTAATTCTAGGTACTATATATCCTTTTGTATTTGTATAAATATCTATTTCTTCCCAATCGTTGTTATCTGTTTTTGTTGAAATTGTTACCTCTTCCCCATCTAAATTCATTATGCACCCTTTTTTATTTGTTACTTTTTGTGATACTGGATTTTCAAAATAATCTTGACAAGTAGTCCAATAGCTCTCTGGCTTTTCTACATCATCATCATCAAAATCAGTTGATAAAGTATATATTCCACCATCTTTGGAACAGATGTAAAGTTCATCACTTAATACACTTGCAAAACTTACACTTATTGGAAGTTCCCAATAATACCACTCATACTCATTATGTGTAATATTTGTGAATTGTTGCCTTGAATCTGCTAAGTAAACGTGATTATCAATAAATATAAGTAAATAGCCTTGCCACTCTGCAAGTACTGGGTCTTTATAATGTTCTTCTGATAATAGTTTTGCATCTACTAAAGTTGAACGATGCCCTGTTATTTGTTCGTAGTCATTTATTGTAGAGCTTGTTATTCCTTCAAGTCCAAAATCACTAAACAAACATACATCATCATTAAAATTTACCGCAGTTGAAACACAACCAATTGAAATATTTGAATGTTGACTAGGAAATTGCACATCATCTGTATATCCTGTATCTGTATCACTTGATGAACTTGCACTCATAATTGATGGGATATGATAAAATATACTTTGTTTGCTTTGCGATGGTTCTTTAAATACCCATAATTTACCACCGCCAGCAACCATTGACCTGATTGGTACCCCGTCCATTCCCTCATTAATAACTGAATTATCAGGAATATATGTAGGGTCGTTTACTTCGGAATACCACATAGCGTTTGGATAATCTTCATTACCACTGAAAAATATGTGATTATCAAATGCTTCTAATACATTGCAACCATCAATTTTTTCTCTTTCACCTTCAACTGGTTTAGAAAATGTTATAATTACATTCTCTTCCCCGTCTGTGTAAGGCGCTGATGGTGCTTCATTAAAAGTAATGTATCCTAAATTAGGGTGTTCAGTAAAGGCTGTTGTTCTTGCTCCATTTACTGTTACACTAACTGTTCCTGCCTCAAATGTATCTGTATCTAAATAATAATCTACTGCTTTTCCATCTCCGATAAATCCATTACTTCTATAAGAAGTTAGCATATTAACTGGTAAAAATGATTTTCCTCCTCCTTCTGGAGCACGTGCCATTGATGTTTCAGGAATATATCCTATAACCTCTTTGCAATCATTTCCATCATATACATAATACTTTAATCCATCTTTTATATATAAATTTGCTTTAAAAATAAATGATTGCGATTTAAAAGGATTCATGCCTTTATCTACTATTGTTTTTGTAGTTTTATCTTGCATATTATAATCAATTAATGAGGTATCAATGTGAATTATCATATGTTGTACTGTCGCAATCTTATAAAAAAATAGACCATATATTGTTCCATCAAGTTTTTTAAATAATTTTAATCCAGGTCTATTAGATAGACATTTGCCCATTTGCTTGTAATTTTTCCATATATTTTTAGAATCAGGAGAACGATATGCACTTACATGATTATTGGAGAAATCCACTCCAAGAAAATCAGAATAAATTCTAGTAACTAAGTCTCCAGTTGCCATCAATCAATTCCTCCTTCAATATAATAATTTCCTTGTGTAATACGTGGGTCTAATTCATTTTTAAGTTCATTATATCTACTCTTAAAATATGAACCATAACTTGAAGAAACATCATTCAATAAAATATCAGATGCAACACCATATTTTAGACAATTTAGAGTTTGAGAATCCGCTTCTATTTTTAGAGAATCATCAGAGTCTGCTAATATTTGTTTTGGATTTTGATAATAATATATTTTAGCAGTTCCGTTTTCTAAAAATGTAACAAATTGTTCTGTTATGTCATATCTAACCCCACCTATTTTTCTTAAAAGTCTAAAGTTTTCTAAATCCTCCAGTAAATTTATTGTTTCCCCTTTTTTTACTTCTTGTTCTTCTAAAGTTACATGGTCTGTTAGTCTATAAAGTTCATTCCATACAACATTACAAGCAATATTAAATTTTGCCTTGTAGTCAGGATCTGCTGTATAGCCTGTTGATTTTTCATCAATTTCTTCAATTAATTTATAAACATCTTTTTTAAGTTCTCTAAGTGTTATTTTCATTATTCTAATCCTTCAATCCCATCTAAATTTTTTAAATTCTCTACAATTTCTTTACGAGTTGCTAGGCTCTGCTGTGGTAGTATATACCCATCAGTTTCCGTCCATATAAGACGTGTGCCTTCTTTTAAGTGAAATATCAATGTTGAATCTTCTTCAAGCTCATATCCATTTCCTTTTTTCTTATCTTTTACTACTGTTGTTAATGTTAAGTTTTTTATGGTTTGATGTACCTTTCTGTCTTTTGTATAATCGTCAATATCAGTATCTTTTGTTACTGTTACCCCAAAAAGTGGAGTATATGTTGGTTCTAGTAAGAATCTTTCTATCTTTTTTTGTGGTTTCATTTTAATTTTTCCTCCTTTCATAGGTTAATAGATTTGAACTATTAATATGCTACCTGCACCTATATAAAAAAGGGAGAAATAACTTCTCCCTATAATTAAGCAATACTTTCTTTTAAGATATACATTTCTTTTGGTCTTACAACTCTTATACCATAAACATATAAAGCCTTTACATAATCTGCAAATTGCTTTTCAATTCTTCCAGCTTCAACTTTGTCAACTTGTCCAGCAAATGCAATAGCTTTGTCCGTTCTTAATACATTATATCTTACTTTGCCTGTTGCGTCTTTTGGCAAGTTATTTTCGATACATACAGATACATTATTGTATTTTCCAACTGCACCAGTTTTAGCTAAATCAACGTTGTTTGTTAATGTTTCAGTTAATGCTTGTCTAATGCAACTATATCCTTTTGGTGAAAACTCTCCCCAAACATTTGTAGTTGGAGCAACATTGTGTTCTGCTAATGCAACTAAGCCATCTTCAATACGAGTTTGTGCATTAGCTTTTGTGAATGCAGAAGCAGTTGCTTCTTGTGCAATTGTTTCAGTTGCTTCTTCGTCATCTTTTCCAGTATATTTAACACCATTTTCAGTTGCGTCTTTTATAACTTTTGCAACATCTATATCAGCCTCTTCATGTAAAGCTTTTGCCATTTCTTTTGTAGCGTTTTCCATAACCCCAGGAATAGATTGGGCTCTGTCTACATCATCAAATGTTTGTGTTGCATATTTGTATTTATCTATAACTAATGTCATATCTGTTCCTGATACTCTTTCAAAGTTAATGTCTGTTCCAGGAACATATGTTCCAACAGTTGGTTTTGCTGAACCTGTAATATGTAATACATTTCCTTGTTTAATTTCACCATCGAACGCATAATCGCTATGTGTTCTTAATCCAGTTAATGTTTTAAGGTCATTTTGGATTTGTTTTGACCATAATTCTTGTTTAAAAACTTTTGTACTCATTTTTTACTCTCTTTCTCTTGACACTTAAATCCATTTAGATTTTGACTTCATAACTGCCTCCCATATTTTAGGATTATTTAAATCTTCCTTGGTTAATTTGTCAAAATCTTCTGGACTATAATATTCTTTAATTTTTGTATCTTTCTTTGTTGATTTAACACTTCCAAGAGGTTTAGCCTCTTCTTTTGGATGTAATTTACTATAAAGTTCATAAACATCTTTTAAATCAACATTAGAATTGAACTTCTGCCTAAAATCTTTAAACTCTTTGCCATTGATAACATCATCATCAACTCCAATTTCTTTTAGACTTTGTTCATCATCTAAAAGTTTCTTTTGAGCTGTCAAGTCACTCATTAATCTTTTCTCTCTTTTAGATAAATTAGGTTTTGACTTTAAATCATTTAAGACATCTACTATTTCATCGTAGCCTTCGTTTGCAATTTCTTTTGCATCGTTTTTAGCTAATGTTTCAATATCTTCATCTGAATAATCACTCATTTCAGGTATTGATATTCCTTGATTTTCGTAGTATTCTCTAGTCATCTTTGTTATCTCATTGACATCATCTGTTCCCATTGCAGATTTTAAAACGTTCATCAACTCTGAATATTTCTTACTTTCACTATTCTTTGCTCTTTTCACTCTTGAATTAACAATTTCATTCAACTGAGCTTGTGTGAATTTCTTCTCTTCTCCATTTGGAACATTGTCAATTACCTCATTTTTTTCTACTGTTTGAGTATCAGTATTTTCAGTTGTATTAATGTTTTCTACAACATCTTCCTTTTCATTTTCCATATTTAATCCCTCGTTTAAAGTCCGTCGACTATATATTCCATAAAGTTTAATGTCTTTAATGTTTGGACATATTAATATCATCACTGATTTACATTAGCCATTTCTTGTTGATATTCTCTTAATGCGTCTTGATAGGCTTGATTATCAGCATCTTGTAAAATTGCATTTGTATTATCTGAAACTCCAGCGAGTTCTTCTGTTACTTGTTGGTCTTGATTTGTAATGTATTGGTCAGCTTGATTCATTGCATATTTTGTTACTGCTTGCAATTTTTGTATGTACATCTGTTGCTCTTTGATCTTTTTACAAATATCAAGTATCTTCTGTTTTGGCATTGCACTTCGTTCTGGTAAACTCTCTGCATATAACTGTAACTGATCCACTTTATCTGGTGCAAACCAACCAGCTTGCAATAGATTTTCTAATGCTAATTCTTGTGCATATTGGTCATAACTCGAAAGTGGTGTAACCTCAATTGTTACACTTGCTTTTAGTTTTCTTAATGCACTATTTGGAATTTTTACATTAGCATATACTGGTTCTTGATTGTTTATAAAGTTGTCAACTTTTCTTTGTAATACTAAATTGTCGGAATAAACACAAATTAAATCTAACCAATTTAAAGCTACGTTCTCAACAAAATCCTTTAGTGATTGGACTTGAGCATTTAAAGTTTGATGTGATGCATTTTGAACTGCTAATATAGCTTTTCCGCTTGCGTCCTCAGGATTTACTGAACCTGTTGAAATATCTCCTGCGTTTTGAAGATTTCTTGACAAATCAATTAAGTCTGACTGCAATTGCTCTACATCACTGCTCATTTGAGCTGGAATTGTGTTTGCAAATACATCACTAACTGTATCAGCTTGTCCTGTAACCTGAATTGTTGAACCAACTCTGTTAATTGAATCAGGATTCAATATATTATCTATTTTAACTACTTTTTGCGGATACGCTGTATTTCTCGTTACAACTGCTCTTCTCATTAATATTTTATTTACTTCTATTTGGTTTGGAATAAGATTTCTTACAACTCCCTCGCCTCTCGCAGAGCCTTTTTTCTCTGTCCAAGGAAAATGAGCTATTTGATATCTTGAAAGTCCTGAATTTGTATCTTCTATTAAATCTACATATTCTGTTGACTCTGAGTAATGAACTTTGCCATCTTCTTTCCACAATTTTATAATAATTGTGCACGTTTCATCTTTTTCTGTTTGTTTGTTCTCTCCTATACTATGAATGTTGTCTGAATCTCCAATAATAAATTTAATTTTATCTTCTGATACTCCATGATTTAAAGCATAGTCTCTTGCACTCATTACTGTCATACGCTTTCGAATTAATATATAAGGTTGTGATTGTATATCGCTATTTGTTTCGTCTCCATAATATATATCAACTTTGTCTAATATCTCATCTTTTACTTCTTTAGCTTTATCGTCATAGTAAGAATATAGAACTCCCTCATCATTAATTGCAGAATCTAATGAAGCTTGTCTAACAAGAGAATCCATTTTATTGCGTTTCCATATTTTGGTTGCACGCAAATTAAGCAATGAACATAAATCATCTGCAGTTTTCTTAAATGCTTTATCTTCAAAATTTTCACTTGAATAGACAATTCCCCAAGCATTCTCATTAATTACAGATATTTTATAATCAACTATTGTTTGAATGAAGTTCAATTGGACAGGTTCTACATTCTCAATTTTAAGCCCTGCCCACTGATCCCCATTATACATTCTGTAATTTCTATCACTGTCTTCGTATAAGTCTAGTGTCGACATATAGTTGACTGATTGCTGATAAAGTTCCCAATTATTTGTTTTTCTTACTTCTTCAATATCTTCCATTTTGCTCTCCTAACTATTTTAAATCTTGTTGACCTCTTGCTGTTCCATTATAATTGTCAATATTTTGTAACATTTTGCTCATTTTGCTTTGCTGTTCTTTTATCTCTCTTTCTTCTTTTCTTTTTTTTACCGCTTCTTCTACTTTCCTCACTGGATTAAGCCTTCTCTTTTCTGTTATGCTGTGCATGACATAAAAAGTTAATATATTCAATATACTGTTCAATAAAAAAACAATTATTAACTCAATCATATTATTTGAATCTCCTCTCCTACTTCTTCATAACTTCTTTCATTAAAAAACGTTGACTCTGCTAATTGAATAGGATTTGTTCTAAATACAACGTCCTTGACAATTCTCATTGCTATTGCATAGCCCATGACAAGGTCATCATGTGAACCTTGTTGAGCTTCTGCTCGTCCATTATCATTGTATATAAACTCTAACATCTCTTTCAAAGTATCAATATCGTTTATTTTTTCAGGGTGCTCTCTTGCAAATTCTACAATGTATGAAATGATTGCAGGTCTAGTAACTAAATCTGTTCTAAAACCATATTCTTTAACAGATTTTTGATTTATCTTTTCTTCTGCTTTTCTTATAAATTGATTTATATAACCTAATCTTGCTAATTCTCGACATTCAAACTTATCAAAGTTGTTTTCAATCCCAATTAAACAATAGTTGTAATACATACCTAAACAGTACATTTGTTTGACATACAAATCTGGGTCTAGTTGTTTCCTAAATACTGCACATTGATTTAATGTTTTTGCGTTGATAACATGAGCTGTAAAATAATCAGAGCCTTCGCCTGCTGTATCCCCTCCAATTGCGTATTTAGTTATTTCAGGTTTTGTTGGAAGTTCATATATCTTTATATATCCTTTTAGGTCATTTACCCATTTTATATTACTAATTTTGTTCTTCAAATATGGTCTATCTGTCACTGGATTTAATGCTCCATATTTAGGAAGTGTGTCATCATAATCATAAGTAAAATATCCACGTTTTAATGGTTCTTTACATTCTAATACTCTTTGATTTACTATTGCCGTATTAAAAACACAATTACCAGTAGATAAAAATGCTTCTTGTGGATTAATTGGATATTCTTGATGAAACTTATCTATGTCACCACCGCAGTTGTTCCTAATGCACCATCTTCTCCATTCAAGCTGTTCATTTGTTAGTTTATATTCTTCTTTAAGTTTCTTTTCTTCATCAGTAAGCTCAAAACCTGTGTAAGTCATTTGATATTGTGTAAGCTCGTTCCACCCAACAAAAAAAGGAACAAAATCATTGTTCCCAGAAACAGCATTGTCCCATAATTCTTTAAAATAATCATATCCATTTGCTGTTGATTCTATTATTACTATTGATTTATCATTATTTGGTACGGTTTGCATAAGTGAAACGAAAGCTTCTTTTTTGTCGCCTTGCCAGAACGCAAACTCTGACAAATGCAAAAAGTTATATGTCCCTGAACGTCCTGAACTATTGCCTGCGGTCATACACGAAATTTTGCTATTCAGCCCTTTATTGTCAGCAGTATTGAAAATCAATTCTTGGCTGTTTCTGTTTAAAATTTGAGGTTTCATTTCTTGTGGTAATTCATCGTAGTATAATTTACTCATGTTAAATAGATTGTTAGTAGCTTTTGACTCGTGTGCTATAATTCCTGCGTTCATATTAAAATGCGTTGCAACTTCTTTAAATAAGACCGCTTCTGTTAATGTACTAAAACCCATTTGTCTAGCTTTTAAAATGATTATTCGAACTGGTTTATGTTCTGATTTAAGTTTTTTTATTAGATTATATAGCTTTAATTGTGGTTCATTTAATTTAAAATCAACTATTTTTGCATTTTTGTCTTTGATTTTTAGATAAGTTTCAATATATTTTTTAGTATTAATACTCATCTTTATCCTCTACTTTTTTTATATATTCTTCATAACTTAATGTAGCATTTATATTTTCAGTTTTATCAGTTGGTTTTTGTCCAATTGTATCACGCAAAAATATTGCAGATTGAATATCACCTTTTTTTAAGATATTCTCTTTTATCTTTTCAATCATTTTTTCAAGCTCATCTTCACTAGTTGTATTTAGTATTGCTTCTTTAAATGTTTTCATTCTTGCTCTTGATTTGCCACTAGCTTTTCCACCTTTCTTGGCTTCTTCTAGGCTTAACTTATATTTCCCTGGTTTTAAATTTTGTTCATTTGCCATTTTTATCACTTTCTTTCTTGCATTTTTCTCTGGAATTTGTTTGTTTCTCTATATCTAAAACAATAATCATAATATTTACATTGTTCACATTTTCTTTTCATGCAATTTGCATAGTTAATCTTCTCGCTCATAATACACACACTTTGTACATATAATGTTGTTGTTTTTGAACACTCTTATTTCGCAATCAAACTTTTCTTTGTTTTTACATTTTGGACAATGCTCTTGTATGTATTTTTTTATTCTTTCTTGATTATTCATATGTACATCTACTCCTTTACACCATAATAAAAGAGCCTATCTTGCTTGATAAGCTCTAATGAAAATTATAGAGAGGCTATCTCTATTTGCCTTTTTTTACTATACCTATTATACCATTTTTTTGTTATGCTGTCTTATGTTTTTTTATGCACCTCGTCTAATTCATCAAATTTATTTAATGCTTCCCCATTAATTTTACACATTTCATTATAAGAATAATTCATTGTACTTGCAACATGTTCTAATGGATTCTTTTCTGTTGCATATACTATGTATCTTAAATATAAAGCTGTATGATATCTTTCGTCATTCATAGCTTTTAATTGCTTTTCAATATCAGCTTGTTTCTTTAGATCTTCATTATATAACTCCATGATTTCCATAGAAGCATCTATAAGATTTTCTACTACATAGTTTGGTTTGTTTTGAGCTTTTGGCATTCCGTCTATTACACTCGTCATTTTAGTGGCTCTAGCAAAAGTCCTTTCATAATCTTCTAGTTTTGTATCTATTCTAATCTTTAAATACTTATATTCTTTTAAATCTTCTCTAGTCATATCATTTGTGCCTCCTTTTTATAATCTCTCTAATTAATTCATCTTTAAAATTATCTAATATATTGTAAGCTTCGTTTACTTGCTGCTGATTATATTTTCTTTTATCTAAATTTATAAAATCTATATCTTCTAATTTATTCATTGTGTTTACTACTATGTTGTATATATGATTTATTGTCATTTGTATCACTCCAATTCTTTTACTTTATTTGCAAAATATTGTTTCCAACATTCTTTATCTGTTCTTACATCATCTAAATATTTTCTTTCGCTCTCAAAAGGACAATCTGTTATATTTGAAATATATTCTGCCATTAAATCTATTATTTTGTCTTTTTCATAAACCATAATATTGTTTCTCCTTTTAAAAATATTATGTCTTTTCTTTAATGTATTTTACCTCTCCATAGTTCTTTGTCTCTCTCCAACTCTTAAATCTATTACATTCTTCTTTTGTATCTACTTCTTTACATAAATATCTTTTACTACAACATTGACATAGTTTAGTCATTATTTTTTCCCTTTCTTTTGATATATCTTATAATTTCATTGATTTTATCTCTATTCCCTTTAATGCTATAATTATAGTCTGGTAATTCTTCTATCTCTTCTGTATTATCTTCTAATATTTCAACTTCATCATTCAAATCGATTTTGCAATCATCTAATTTGTTTATAATATTTGCTTTACATACTAGCATAACTTCATCTTTGTGTCCTATTCTATCCCAATATCTTATATATTTAGGCATAATTATTTCTTTTTCATCTGCAAAATCTTGTAATAGTTCTATAATCTTTATCTTTTTATTCATCTTCCCCTCCTACATCTGTTATTTTTATTCCTAATAATAATCTCCACATTATTTTTTGAAACCAATTAAAATGTTTTTCGTTATATA